TTACCCATTGGCGCGGCTTAAGAGCTTGTTTTTGAATTCACAATGGTCACGATATAACCATCTTGCGCGCCCGTGGATAACTTTGGCTTTTGGCAAGTCGCCGGACTTAATCCGGTCATAGATGAAGGTTTTACCAAAGCCAGTATCAGCCATGATGAATTTCAAATCAACCAGTGAATCAGGCTGTAGTTCGTGTTGCATGAGTGCTATCTCCGAATAGGGAATCGAACCTGCAAATCAGGCAATAAAAATACGCTCTATGACGGCGATGGTAGATCAGGATATTTTAAGAAACTGACAGGCCTCATCGAGTGTGAGGCTGTATGGCTCCATTATTTCACCTCTTGCTGTGACATTGTTGAAAAATGGATATCAGCTCGTTGCTGCCAGACGATCCAACCGAGAGTCATATCCCATGCCATGTATTCGTTATCGCCGTTTTTTGCTCTCCGACGATCTACTAAGTCACCGAAACGCTTTTCCATGAATAATTCATAAGCTTCGCGTTCATCTGGTTCTACTTCCAGAGATAGGAGTGCGATTTCATAAGCACGGCGCTCAATATCGTCTCGCACGTCAAGGCTGTTGATACGCTCTTTAATTTCTTTAATCAGTTCTTTGTCGGTAAAAGTGGTCATTATGCTCCAGCCTCCGGTGCTTTTGGCATTACTGCCCAGTGAGTGATATTGACGTTTTCAAGGTCCCCGACCTGAAATGTCCACTGCCATTCTCCGGTTTCTTTTTGTCCCCAGGTGTACCAGAGAGAACGCCAGCCAATTAGCCAGCCTTCTCCGTTAGCATCGAATAACAAAACACTTTCATTTGCTGGTGGCAGTTCAGTTGACACTGGTATTACTTTGTTTTCCTGTGCTGCACATTTAGCTTCAAGCGCATCGAATTTACGCACCAGGTATTCAGCATCTGTTTCATTTACTTTCAGATCTCGCGGTACACATCTCCCACGAAGAAACCCTTCCATTTCGAAAACATTCATGCGCATTTGCGTAACTCCGATAACTCGTTAAAGCGTTCCATAAACATCCCGTAGGCATGGCCCGGTGCCAGTGGAATCACGTTGAACATCTCTGTTGCCGGGATACCTTCCAGTACAGGCCAGAAAGAGCCATCATCAAGCCCGAGATCGCGGCGTTCGGTTGCCAGCATGATGAGATCGGCATATTTCACGGGCGTACTCATAACTGGGGGTAACCCGTATTTCTCACGGATTACGGCGTCTATTTTTTCTTCCATTTGTTTATAGTCAGGAAGAAGGCGTTTCAGTGGTGCGGGAATGTCCTGGCAATACGCTTCTGTTGCATCATGCATTAACGCTTCAAAAGCAAATTCCTGCGGCACCAGCTGGCTGCAAAGAACCGCATGTTGGGCGACGCTGTAGAAGTGCGAAAGATGACCGGCAAAGCGACAGATATTTGAAAGGGAAACCGCGATATCGTTAATATCGATGTCGTCTTTATTTATCCTGTCATAATAAAAATGCTTCCCGGAAAAAGTTTTAATAAATGACATTTTGTTCCCCACGTATATGCGCTGCACCGCGCTGAATTCTGGTAAAAAGAATCCCTCACCATCCGGCGATTATTGAGTAAATTACGTTTCCATAAATGCCCCCGCAGGGGCATTTGCAGTAATGAAATCAGGCGGTGAAAGTACCAATAAAGGTTTCTACTTTGCTGTCCTTGAATTTCTCAACAAGCAGATCACGAAATTCGTTAGCCATTTCTTCCTGCACCGCCTCCAGCTGAATAATGCGCAGAACCAGTACAGGACGATCGCCAGTGATAATACTGAGGCGTAATTTAAACGGACGTTCTTTCAGACCTTCAAACGGAACGCATTTAAATTCAAATGCCACTGGCATAATGTCTTTGGTCTTCGCTTCGACAGACTCCATCAGGGAGCGTTTGCCGCTGAAGTCATTATCTTCAAAATCAGCGGTCTGGTTTGCTTCAATCGTGATTTTACGGACAGCCGCAGCCGCTTTTGTTGCCTGAATAGCGTCACCATTAGCATCAAAGCCCACAAGATAGTCTGCCCAGTCTTCAATCCATTCTGCTAGTGACTTCTGGGAGTTACGCTCGCCGTTAATAGACAACAGAGCAGAGAACGGTGCTGTCTTTTTCAGTTTGAGTGTGGCGGTGTTATCTGCGTGACCTGGTTCATCAATAGTACCCAGGTTAAGCACACTGACGGCTCGCATATTATCGGCATCGATAAAGCAGCGGGTGCCTTCATCTGCAAGATCTTTAGAATAACGGGTAAAGTCATCGATGCTGGCAGTGGAAAGCGCACCACGGAAACGGAAGCGATTTAAATTAAATTTTTCCAGATCATGAATGCGGAAATTCTCAGGCAATGCCACAGCATCGGCACCAATCTTACTGATAATTTCATTAACACCCTGAGCAGAAATAAGGGCATGGATTTGATTAATTGCGGTTGCGTCTAAGTTCTGAGACATAATAAGTCCTCACTATATAAAGATATTCAGTGATGAGATAAATAATCGGTTAATTAAGAACGATATTAATGACCTGCTGCGCGGAGTTTTCCGTCAGGTTCACCGGCAAGAGTCAGTAATTGTCCCTGGTCTTCCTGCAGACTAGTCAGGCGACCACCGCGATTGACATACATTGGCGTTTCGGTGGTGTCTTCTTCGGAAATTTTCCCGCGGTTAGTCGGGCGAACATATGAGAGTTTGTGTTTGATTTTCACACGGTTCTCATCAAATGGTTCGATTTCCAGGTTGAGTGAGACCTTACCTTTGGTTTTCGTGTTCATCACACCGGAAGCGACTTCACTGAGAACTGCGCCGATTTTGGTTTCAAATACGCCGCCGTCCAGCTCCCCAATAAATGCCTGCACATCAGTACTGCGTTCGCTAGCCATTTTTCTGCTCCTAATCATATCGACCCTGCAAGGTCGGTTGGTTTCTCCACAAAACAGAGAAGAACACCTGCGGTGGCAGCCGCCCGGATGGATTGGGTTATGAGCCCGTCGTCCGGTGATGTTCTTCTCTGTTTTGTAAAAAGAGCGGTACCAGCCGGAAGCAAGTGTACAAACTGGTACCGCGAGGACTACACACAGCATAAAGTTGTGGTGCCGGGTGCCTCCCGGTGCCTGGCGAAGGTTGCACACCAGGCGGGTGGGTATCCACAGAAGGTCGACTGTCAGCCTCAACCTTAACCCGCGTGCGCTGAGCCGCATTCACCACAACGCTAAGGATTCTCTCTGGTTGAAAATACTTAGCTGTTATGTGCCTGTCTTTTCACCACTTCAGGCTCGGTGGTATCTTGGTGTTTTCATATAGCCAAGAAGGAAATAGTTATGACCAAAGAAGAAAAAATTCTTTATTTATTCCAACTATCGGTTAAGACTCACACTGCATATCAGACTGCTGCCATGACATCAGATAAAAATTACAGTACGTCAGAAAACCCGATAGACGACATAAGCAAGCTTTACGATAAGTTCGAAGCACTACTCGATAAAAAGTTTGCTGAGGCTGGGCTTGAGTGATTGTTGAATAATCGACAAAACCCAACTTAAATTTTCGTCAGTGGGCTCGATGCCATGTGCGGTGAGCTCACTTTTCAAAACTCCAAGCAATTCAGAGCTGATTTTCAATATATCTGCTTGATTTCTAACTATTCCCACTTTTTCCTCCCTTGGTCTACGCGCGGTCATGTTTTACGCCCAAACGACTTCACAGTTATTGTTTAAAATCTGGACTTTCATTTCATACACCTGCTTTAACATGAGTGCCTGGTGGCACAACATGACTCAACGAATCATCCTGGACTTCATATGCCCCAGGCGGCTACTTCGTGGGCGTCCTGCCTGTTCGTTATCTTTGATACAAAATCTAACTTAACTTAGTTATTATAGCAAGAGAAAACACCAAACTTTTCTTAGTTCGGTGCCTTAGTTAGAGAAGAGAGGTCTTAGAGTTCGTATTGAACTCCTTTGACTACACCAATGATAAGGCAATTACCATTGATAGGGATGTTGGGATACCGAGGATTTAATGGCACTAAAAACTTTTGAGGGCCATCGATGACTAATTTTTTTACTGTAGCTTCGTTTGTTCCATCAAGTCGAGCGATGACTATTTTTCCATGACGAGGTTCTGCATCTGGATCTACAATCACTGTTGCGCCTTCTGGTATTGTTGGGAGGCCATTAGGGTTAGTCATGGAGTCACCTTTAACCTCTAATGCAAATGAGTTATCACCAATCTTTAATGATGTATCTACCCACTTGTCCACTTCACTAAACACTTCTGCTGCCCTGCACTCAGTAAACTGCCCAGCCTGAACCCACGATATTACAGGAACTCTGCGCATGTTTGTGACGAGTTTGCCTTCAAACTCAGCACCATAAAGAATGTAATCTATTGACGTATTGAAGAACTTCGCTAATTTCGAAAGTGCCTCCCCACCAGGGGTATTGATGTCTTTCTCCCAGTACCCCACAGCAACGTCGCTTACTCCACAAAATTTACCCAATTCTTTCTGGGACGTTCCGGTAACTCTTCTCAGAGCTTTTATACGCTGACCAACCGTTTCCATAGGAGCACCATTTCTTGAATTGCTAAGTAATCTTAGTTTTTATTGACCAAAGATAGATTTGTAATTAGCATCTAATAAAACTTAGTTTGGAGGGCGTATGACAACTGACGATATCGAAAGCTACTTCGGCAGTATTGAGAAAGTTGCTGCTTTTTTCGGCATAACAACTGAAGCCGTTTATCAGTGGCGAAACCGTCCGGGCCAGTTAATTCCAAAAGGACGTGCAGCAGAAGCTGCATATAGAACTTGCGGACGGTTGCCATTTAAACCTGAGCTTTATGAAAAATCTAATGGATAAATCGATTAACAGAAACCACAGAACGATGAGGCTAACCGTGGGTAAGCATCACTGGAAAGTAGAAAAACAGCCTGAGTGGTACGTGAAAGCTGTCAGAAAAACTATCGCAGCGTTGCCGGGTGGTTACGCTGAAGCAGCTGACTGGCTGGATGTAACAGAAAACGCATTATTTAACCGTCTTCGTGCCGATGGCGATCAGATTTTCCCGCTGGGATGGGCAATGATTTTGCAACGTGCTGGTGGAACTCACTTCATTGCTGACGCTGTGGCGCAGTCTGCAAATGGCGTCTTTGTGTCTCTTCCTGACGTCGAGGATGTGGACAACGCCGATATTAACCAGCGCCTGCTGGAAGTCATTGAACAGATTGGCAGTTATTCCAGACAGATTCGTTCGGCAATCGAAGACGGTGTGGTGGAACCGCATGAGAAGACAGCAATTAACGACGAGCTGTATCTCTCAATTTCGAAGCTGCAGGAGCATGCAGCACTGGTCTACAAAATCTTTTGCATTTCAGAAAGTAATGACGCCCGCGAGTGTGCAGCTCCGGGCGCCGTGGCGTGTCGTGACTGTGGAGAAACTAACGCATGAACAGTTTAACAACACACTATCGGCACTGTTGCCGCCCGGTCCTGCATGGTCAGCCAGCGATCCGGCGATTGCCGGTGCGGCACCTTCATTAACCCGCGTTCATCAGCGTGCGGATGCCCTGATGCGGGAGCTGGATCCGCGCACCACCACTGAACTGATAAACCGCTGGGAGCGTCTGTGCGGTCTGCCGGATGAATGTATTCCCGCAGGGACACAGACCCTTCGCCAGCGTCAGCAACGGCTGGATGCGAAGGTTAATCTGGCGGGCGGCATCAATGAGGATTTTTACCTTGCACAGCTTGCTGCCCTGGGCAGACCAGACGCCACTATCACGCGATACGATAAAAGCACGTTCACCTGCTCATCGGCCTGTACTGACGCGGTGAATGCGCCGGAATGGCGGTATTACTGGCAGATCAACATGCCAGCCGCCACCAACACCACCTGGATGACATGTGGCGATCCCTGTGATTCCGCGCTGCGTATCTGGGGTGACACCGTTGTCGAGTGTGTGCTTAACAAACTCTGCCCGTCGCATACCTACGTAATTTTTAAATATCCGGAGTAATCCATGCATCGTATAGACACGAAAACCGCGCAGAAGGATAAGTTCGGCGCGGGTAAGAACGGTTTTACCCGTGGTAACCCCCAGACTGGCACGCCTGCCACCGATCTGGATGATGACTACTTTGACATGTTGCAGGAAGAACTTTGTAGCGTTGTTGAGGCATCCGGTGCCAGTCTGGAGAAGGCGCGGCACGACCAGCTGCTTACCGCGCTTCGTGCGCTGCTGTTAAGCCGCAAGAATCCGTTTGGTGATATCAAATCGGATGGCACGGTGAAAACGGCTCTCGAAAACCTTGGTTTATCAGACGTTTTACATAAGGGAAATTTTGGTGTCGGGAGTAGGCTGCAAGGTAGTGCAGCCGGGAATAGCCATGTCGGTGGATTCATGTATGAACCATATCAGGCGAACAATCTTTACCCGCTAAGTGTGGCTTTAATGCAGGCAGCAGGCCCGACATCGACAGAATGGGCGCAGCTGGCTGTTTCATATGGTGGGGCATTCAGAGCTTTCCTTGGGCGACAGACTTATAATGGAAATCCTGAAATCAGTGAGTTGTACCATGACCAGCGTAAGCCGTCTGCGTCGGATGTTGGTGCCCAACCTCTGAATGCAACTCTCACCACTCTTAGTGGAAAAGATGCGGCAGGATTAAGGAGCGTCCTAGGGCTTGGAACAACAGCCACAAGAAACGTAGGTACGGGAGCGTCACAAATACCTGATATGAGTTCGTTTTTAAGCGGATCTACAGCATCAGCTTTTTGGTACAAACTTCCTGGTGGCATGGTGGTGATGGGGGGTAATGCATCTGGAATCGCCTCTGGAACTGCAGGTAATGAGGTCTTCTTCCCAATACCATTCCCAAATGCTTGCTCAAGCGTTGTCGTGACATTAGTCAGCAACGGGTTATATGCCGACACAGTCTCGTTTAATACATATATCCCTGGAACTGACCGTTTTAACATTTATACGAATACAAGCGGCACGTATACTATTTACTACATGGCTTTTGGGAGTTGATATGAACAATTATGTATGGTCTGCATCACATGTTTCATTTTTTCCAAAATCCATGCTGCCAGATTATGAATCTGCTGGATGGAATCTTTCCGATGTGGTGGATGTTGTTGATGACATTTTTCAAACATACAGATCAATGCCACCAGAAGGTAAAATTCTTGGGGTTGTTGATGGGATGCCTGAATGGATTGACAAGCCGCCAGTGCCAAATAGCGTGTTGCTTTCAGACGAACTTGCGCGGCTTGCATCAGAATATAAAAATGACAGAGTTCAATTGAATGACGCATACGTTGCGGCAATGGTAAGCGATAGTCCATCAGAGCAAACTAAGCAGCAGGCGGTAAGGGATCAAATTATTCAAAGAAAATCTCAGTACACAGCAGACATAGCTGCAGCAAAATTAAAATATCCCATTTAAGGTGGACATCATGGAAACACAATCAAACGAAGAACAAAAACAGAGCCAGCAACAGCAGGATTCTACCGTAAAATTCTGTCCGATATGTGGCTCAACAATGCATCAGCAAGATTATCTGAATGGGAAATGGTGGTTTTGTGATGATGAAGAATGCGGTTTTTTTGAGCCCGTCTAAAGTATTTGTTTGCAGGAATTAAAGCCCTCTCTGGAGGGCTCATATTTATTTTGCGTATTTCTTTCTAAACCCAAGAAATGGCTTTTCAATCAACTCAAAACATATCTTAGAAAAGATAAGAATTGCAGGTAGTAAAATCAAAAAATTAATGACAGCATTAACATTATCATTGTCGATAAACCTCGGAATTCCAAATGTTTTATGGAATGAGTAAAGAACCACACCATGCAATATGTATTCAGAAAAGCTTACCTCACCAAGTTTAGATAATCCATTATCTATAATGGCAGGTGTTTTTATGCTTGACGATAAGTAAGCAAATACAAAAATACCCCACATGCAAGCCTCCAGATATGATAAAGAAGTTACATATGGTGTTGGAATGTACCATAAACCCTCAGATCTAAGTGTTAAAAGAGAAAAGAAGACAATTGCAGAACTGGCGATGATAAAGATCGGATTAGCGAATTTATCCTTATGGTTTATATATAGATATCCAAACACCATCCCAATTAATAGCTGGTCAAATCGACCAAGCATTGTTAAGTAGTAATAATGATTGTTCAGATATGAATCCGACCCTAATTCCCCACCATAGATTGCAACGATCATGGTTCTCCAGGCAAGCCAAAAAAGAGACAGATACACAATATACTTCACACCATATCTGTTAAGAAAAAGAGCTAGGAAAGGAAATATTAAGTAAAATTGAAATTCTACTGCTATAGTCCACGTTTGCCCGAAATGAGCCAGCAACGGTGATGTTTGCAAATTCGAGAAAAGGAACAAGGATAAAGCATCAGAAAATGTGGCAGTACCTCTAGATAGAGACATGGCGGTAATCCATGCTCCAGAAAGGAGTGGGAAGATGCGAATAAATCTATTGAAGATAAAAGACTTATAAGAAATTGAAAATCCTCCGGCATAGCCGGAGGATTTTTGTTAAAGGGTAAAGTCTATTTGATAATATCTTTTAGAAGGCGTTGTTGAGTCAAATGCTCCAAATGAAGCGTTTTTGATATACCATGATGGCATGTAGTTCAATTTCGCATAAAGGAACACCCTATCATTTACATAAGCGTAATTTGGCTCGAAATCAAAATTGTGATAATTATCAAATATATCCATCACATGGAAAAGGAAACGTTGATTAGGCTGTTCAGATAGCCTTTCTTCATGCGTTATTTCAAATAAAAACACAGTCTCCAAACAATATTTATCAGTATACATATAAATACCTTTCAAGCCTTTCTTGGTAAACATGTTACTGCTGTCGTGAATTTTATATTTATTATTATCTATAACAGAATAATCAAATATTGTGCCATATCCTATAATGTTTTTTTTATTGTAGTATTTGGACATGGCATCAAAGTTTGTCCATGTGTCAAACATATATGTTGAACTTGGCATTGCTTTGAAATAAAACTCAGGTATTAATGTTTCTTTTTCATTACTATCATTTTCTTGTATTAATTTAATTCGAATTGAGTTTTGTAAATTAATCGAATGATAAGCGGATATTACCGATATAGACTCAACAATAAAAGTCAAGAACATCATAGAGTAAAAAACTCTAATAAAATTAGTGCTTAAAATATCATTACGAATAAAGTTTAATGAATATGCGATAGACATTAAACAAAATACAAATGATGGTGTTTTCGCTCTATCAGGGAATGCTGGAGAAAACACCATAACAAAAGAGCAGCCTAAAGAAGCCAATAAAAGCACTATGGATATTAAAAAATCAGTAGGCTTGCCATCTTTTGTAATTAGATTCGATTTTTGAATGCGTATACATAATAAAATTGATACTATAGCTATACTATAAGCTAGTTTAGATGATTTAAAGACTTCGGGCATTCTATGAAAAAAATGCAAGTCAATTTTTTCTATTAAAGAAAGTGAGCGCCAGTCTGCGAATGATGGATCCATCATCCTCGACTCATTTCCTGGTGTTGCCAATAAAAAAACAGCACCTGTTATTACTAAAATAAAAATAGGCAAAAGCCTTAAATCATTCTTTTTTATTATTACTAGTAAGTATAAATAACAAAGTAAGATTATACCAATCAAAGTTAAGCTTGCATTTTCATTTGTACATCCTGCTAGTAATGATGCAGGATAAACAACAGGATTGATTTTTTTATTTTGTATGTAACCAATTACTTCTTTAGCTACAAAAACATATAAAACGGAAGTCCATAAATAGTTTGCACTACCAACAATCCATAAATTTGATTGTCCAAAGCTTGGATGAGAAAGAAAAAAAATAATCGAAATAAAAGATAATATATACCAGCTTTTTACGGTGTTGTCAAATTTTGAAATTAAATGCAAAAGCAAGAAAACACCAAATGTTTGAATTGCTGCTATAACAATTTTATTATTCACCAACAACAATGTTGGACTTATAAAATCAGCAACAATTCTTCCACTCCATGTTAGATAATGATGCAAGTGCGCATCAAAATTGAATCCAATAATTGCATAGCCATAATCATCTGACTGGAGAGGTGTGTAGTAATTCAAAGTGTAAACTACAGCAAGAAATGTTGCGCATACAAAAAAATAAATATATTTATTTAATTTTGGATATTTCACTTATCACCTCTGTGCTTTAAGATGTATTTTGGTCTTTTCTTGGTCTCTATATATATTCTACCAATATATTCACCTAAAAAACCTATACCGATTAACTGAACACCGCCAAGGAATAATATCGAAACAAGTAAAGAAGGATACCCCCTTACAGGATTACCAAAGGCGATTGTATCAATGATCATCCATGCACCATAAAAGAATGAAAAACTAGCCACGACAAGTCCGATATAGGTCCACATTCTTAAAGGGAATGTTGAAAAGCTGGTAATGCCCTCAAGCGCTAGGTTCCATAGTTTCCAACCATTAAATTTTGTGCTACCAGCGACACGTTCTGCGCGAACATACTCAACAACATCGGTGCGACCACCTACCCAACTCAATACACCTTTCATGAAAAGATTCCGCTCAGGTAGCAGCTTAATGTTCTCAACCACCTCTCGTGACATAAGACGGAAGTCACCGACATTCTCTTCGATCTGAGGGGTGCTGATTTTGTTATGTAGTTTATAGAACCACTCAGCCGTCTTACGCTTAAGGCGCCCATCAGTAGAGCGATCAGCGCGCTTGGCAAGCACCATGTCCGCGCCTGCCTGCCACTTCTCAATCAGATGAGGTATAACTTCAATCGGATCTTGTAAGTCGACATCGATCGGTATAATCGCTTCGCCGGTTGCGTGATCAAGTCCGGCGAATAGAGCAGGTTCTTTACCAAAGTTGCGTGTAAATGACAATGGAACAACTAGCGGGTCTGAAATAGCAAGAGCGTTAATAATTGATTCCGTGGCATCTTTGCTTCCGTCATTTATGAAAATAATTTCTACTTCATATGGCTTCAACTCTTCGAATTCACGTACCGTTTTATAAAAAATTGGTATCGTATCTTCTTCATTGAAGACAGGAACGACCAGAGATATCTTCATTTTGCATCCCTAAATACAATGAACTTTGAATAGACGAAACCGCACACCAGGCTGATGGCGGAAAAGGTAATAAGTGTGATAAACGGAGGAAGGGAGCATTTGTCAGCAGCCCAACCTACAGTCGCACTCAACATTCCCATGAATCCAACGTATAACATGTAGCGCATCGTTGTAGTTGATGCTTTGAATGTGAATCTTGCATTCGCGAAGAAGCTAAAACTCACAGCCACAACGAACCCGGCTAAGTTTGCAAGGGTTTGATTGGTATGCGCGGCGTAGATACATACACCAAAAACCACCCAGTGTATAAGTGTGTTCAGTACACCAATCGAGGTATACCTCGCGAATAGCTTTAACATTTCTTCTATCAGCTAATAATCAAAGGCATGAAGTCTATCATCCAAGTCTCAATTGATCGAGACTTGCTGTAATCACTGAAACACACAAAGCCTTGCACTGGATTGCAAGGCTTTGTGTCATCCGATAGTTAAGGTGGATCACTCCACCTTTTCATCAAGCCAGTCCGCCCACCACTGCATCATTTCTCTTCGCTTGTCGAGATACTGAGCATGGTTGTAAATTCCACGTACAGATCCGCCATTGGCATGTGCCAGTTGCATTTCAATAGCGTCAGCAGGCCATTCGTGCTCGTTCATAATCGTGCTGAATTCATGCCTGAATCCGTGACCGCTTTCCAGACCTTCATAGCCGATTTGTTTGATCACAAGCAGTACCGCATTCTCGCAGATTGGCTTCTTCTTATCGTTGCGCCCGGCAAAAACAAACTCTGATACTGGCTTGGTGATTGAGCTTAGCGTAGTGAGAAGTTCAACTACCTGGTCTGATATAGGAACAACATGAATCTTGCGGCCCTTCATCACACTGGCGTCGATAGTGATAATCCTGTTTTCAAAATCGACGTTCTTCCATTGCATGGAACGAAGCTCTTTCGTTCTTAGGGCTGTGTAGCGTAAAACTTTGGTCGCAATGAGCGATACGATACTTCCTGAAAATGTTGCAAGTGCTTTGTTGAATTCCGGGATCTGGTCGGCAGGTAAAAACGGGAAGTTCTTCTTGCGGTATCCCTTCATGGCGTCAGCAAGGTCAGGTGCCGGGTTATATTTAGCCCTACCAGTGACAATAGCGTAACGGAAAACCTCGCCGCATCTTCTGCGGGCTTTGTTGGCTCGCTCCATTGCACCGCGATCTTCAAATCTGCGGATTACTTCCAGCAGTTGCATCGGCTCAATATCCTGAATTTCAAGGCTGCCGATGATAGGTAAAATGTCGTCATCAAACATTTTTGCAAGTTCAGTTGCATAGCCTACTGACCAGACTTGCTTCTTGTGCTCGTACCATTCCTTGTATATTGCACTAAAGGAATTGTTGTTAGACGAAGCCTTTTTCGCCTTTACCGGATCGATACCAACCGAGATGTCTTTCCTCGCAGTCCATGCCTTATCCCTTGCCTCCTGCAAAGTCATTAGCGGATATTTTCCTACGGTCAGGATTTTCTCCTTACCGTCAATCTTGTAGCGAAGCTGCCATACCTTTTTCCCTGACACAGGGACATAAAGGTACAGGCCATTACCATCGAGAAGGCGGTATGGTTTTTCTTTCGGCTTTGCTGCTTCAATCTGCTTAACGGTGAGCATGGGTAAAAATCCGGTGGGTAAAATTATTTTATCCACTTTTTACCCGTCATGGAGTGCGGCTGTCAACGATCTGAAGCGAACCATGACAAACTGTGAATCTACGGAAGGCTTGATATTTAGGGGGTTTTGCGGACTGGTACGGATGGGAGCGAACTGATAAATGGTGTCCCCTGCAGGAATCGAACCTGCAATTAGCCCTTAGGAGGGGCTCGTTATATCCATTTAACTAAGAGGACAATGCGGCATGAGTATACCCGCTAATGGAGTGCGGGGTAAGTACGCTGCCGCTCGATTGCTTAAACCCTCGCCATTTATGCCGGGTTTTTATAATTTTTCTTAATGTTTTCCGCACGTTCTGCTTTTTGGCGTGCTTCTGCTTTACGCTTATTGCTCATGTCGTTACGAATCTGTGCATGACTCATTAACGCGAAGATAAAGGTGCCGCCGCAGATGTTCCCCGCTAAAGTAGGTAGTGCGAAGGGCCAGATGAAATCGCTCCAGTGCAGCGTACCGTTAAACACCAGATAGAGGATTTCAACAGAACCGACCACGATATGGGTGGTGTCACCCAGGGCAATAAGCCAGGTCATCAATATAATCACCACAATCTTTGCCGCACCCGCTGCAGGAAACATCCAAACCATAGTGGCGATCAGCCAGCCGGAAATGATCGCGTTGGCAAACATCTCGCTGGGGGTGTTCTTCATCACATCCATGCCGATTTTGACAAATGCATCGCGAGTTTCTTCATTGAAGATAGGCATATATTCAAATGCCCACGCCGCAATACCTGTCCCGAGAATATTACCCAGCAGCACGACGCCCCATAACCGTATAAGTAAGCCGACGTTGCTCATTGTCGGTTTTTGCATGACGGGTAGTACCGCAGTCACGGTATTTTCGGTAAATAATTGCTGGCGGGCCATAATGACGATAATAAAACCAAAGGTATAACCGAGATTCTCCAGCAAGAAGCTGCCCGGCACACCTTCCAGTTCGACATGAAATATCCCTTTTGCCAGTAACGAAGCGCCCATCGACAGACCCGCCGCAATGGCTGACCACAGTAGCGCCATTGCGTCGCGTTCCAGCTCTTTTTCACCATCCTGGCGGATATGCTCATGAATTGCCATCGCCCGGGAGGGGAGTCGGTCTTCATCTATTTCTATTTTTTTGCCGCGCTCTTTTTCTTCGCTCTCAACTTCAATTTCGTCGCTGTGTTGATCAATTTTGTCGTTGTCCAT